AATCGTAAAGATGATGCTAAAAACTCATATCCAGGTACTCTTAAAAATTATAGAATAGGAACGTATGAATATCCAGAAGGTCTTCGTGTAGATTCAGATAAACAACATTATATCGTATTTAAGATACTCGTTAGAGATAAATCTAAATTAGGTAAAGAGCTTAGATCAAACGGTGGGTTGTTAGATAAATCCGTATCTGCTTCGGAAAATAAACAAGTTTTTGGAGGATTAAGTCAAAATGAATATCAAGCTGGGTTTAGTAATACTGGTGAAACATTGGGTGTCGTAATTGGTGCAGGTATTGCAATTGGAGAAGCATACAATGGTGCAAAAGCTTTAATATCGGGTGCCTTAGACAACAGTTCAAAATTACCTCAGCAAATAGCAAGAAATGTAGCAAAAGGAACATTGAAATCTGTGACAGGTGGCGCGGTTGCATATGCAGTAGGTGAAGCCGTTGAAGCTTTTAGCGATAGTTTCAACTATAGTAGTCTCACCAGATGCGTCGATGTTATAACCCTACACATTGAAGAAAGCCCCTCGGTCAAATATGGTACAAATTATACTTCAAAAGATTTAGGTACGATCGCTGGGGCGGTATTTACTGCATCTTCCATGGCCGGAGGATTGAGTGGAAATTTGGGGACCGTAGGAGAAGCAACGGGGAGAATGCTTGCGGGTGTTGCACAATTACCAGCAATTGCTGGGGGTACATCTGGAGCAGACATATTATCTGCGGTTACAAGAACAAGAACAAATCCATTTAGAGAAGTTCTTTTTGAATCTACAGATTATAGAGATTTTACTTTTAGATATAGATTTTTTCCAAAAAGTAAAAACGAAACAGATAAAGTAAAATCTATTATTGAACAATTTAAAGTTCATATGCATGCTAGTTTACCCGAAAATAAATTGTTTTTTATTTATCCGTCGGAATTTGAAATCGAATACTATTATAAGAATAAAAAGAATGATTACTTGAATGCAATTGCCAGATGCGTACTTACAGATATGCAAATAGATTACGGCGGTGCTCAATTCTCAACATTTGCAAATGGTGCTCCTGTAGAAATAGGACTAACTCTTAAGTTTACAGAATTAGAACAAATGACACAAGAGGGGATTAAGAAATATGGCTATTGATACATTTTTAGATGATTTTCCAAAGATATATTATTCTTTGGATGATGCAAATAGCATACAAATAGTTACAGACATTTTTCAAAGAATAATAATTAGTAAAGAATTTTCTAATAATATTTCTTTCTATGAAAAATATGATATACGAGATGGGGAAACGCCGGAGGATGTGTCTTATAAATTTTATGGTACACCATATTTACATTGGTTAGTTTTATTATCAAACACTATAATCGATCCAAGATTCGAATGGCCTCTAACAGAAAACGAATTGTATAAACAAGTTGAAGCTAGAGTCGGTAAAGATAATGTCTTTGGATTTGCAAAGAAAGTAAATTCTAATAATAGAACTGTAGAAACAAATTTCTTATTACTTGAAAATTCCACACCACTAAATCCTATAAAACTAAAAGAAGATAGCGGCAATGGTTTTCCTATTTCATATAAAAATTCAGATCTTCCTGCAGTAAGAGATTTGACAAATTATGATGTAGCTTTAGAAAAAAATGAATCATATCGAAGTATTATTATTATAAAACAAGCAATAGTAAGTGATATTATAACAAACTTTAAAGAATTAGTTGCAGCATAATGTCTAATGATTTTTTAAAACGAGCAGGTGATATAGTAATAGATGATTTATCTATATACACCAGAGGCGGAGAAAGTGTAAGTTTAACTGATTATTTGGTTGAATTAAACTTGTATGAAAGTATATTTGCTCCATACATAACAGGTAATATTGTATTATCTGATAGTAAAAACTTATTAAAAAATATTCCAATTTTGGGTGAAGAATTAATTTATGTAAAGGTAAGAACCCCTGGGATTGATTCGGAAATATTTAAAGTTTTTCGTGTATGTGGTTTGGATAGCAAAACTTATGTTAAAGATGGCAACACCCAAGTATACATACTACAACTATCTTCGGCTGAGGGATTTAAAGATACATTAAATCCTATCTTTAAATCTTTTTCAGGTAAACCGGCAAAAATAGTAAATGATATTTTTACTACATATTTATCTAGTAATAAAAGCGAATTGACGATTGTTAATGAGCCTTCGAATATTTTAAAATTTGTTAGTCCCGGATGGAGTCCAATTAAATGTATAAATTGGATATGCGGTAACTCAGAGGCATCTAATTCAAAATCAAGTACATTTTTATTTTGGGAAACCACCAAGGGGTTTTACTTTGGCAATATAGATTCTTTGGTGAACCTATCGCATAGATATTCTGCTGGCCCATACTATTACTCATCGGCAAAAGTCGCAGGTAATGCATTATCCCCAGAAAAAGAAATGTTCACAATTAAAGATATCAAATTTTTAGATATTTTTGACCTATTAAAAAATAGAATGGATGGGTATCTCGCAAGTACCGTTATTGATGTAAATTTATTCAATAAAGAATATGAAAATTATGAGTATGACCACATAACAAGTTTTGGTAATTATGATCATACTCTAAAAGATGATAGTTTACCTTCGTATAGTACAAGTACATTAAGAAATCCTTTATCTTTTATAGAATTAAATTATAATTATCCGAATTTATATACAAATGCCAGAGACAATTATTTGGAAAGAAAAAAATATTTTGCAGGAAATAGAAGATCTAATATTTTAGAACTAACAAATATTGATGTAGAAATAACAATACCCGGTAGAACGGATTTAGAATGTGGAACATTTATTAATATGGTCTTACCTGAAGTTAATCCGCAGTATTCCGAAGATATCGCTGGAGGTAATAATACGGATAGTTTATACTCGGGCAAATACTTAATAACAAACTTAAATCATAAAATTACATTAGTTTCGCACGTAATAAGTGCGTCTGTAACCAAAGATTGTTTTTCTTCGAAAGAGTTTTTTAAATGATAGCAACTCCTTTTTGGACTGGCGTAGTTGAAGATAGAGATGACCCTGAAAGATTGGGTCGATGCCAAGTAAGAATTTTTGGTTATCACACCGAAGATAAAGTATTACTACCCACAAAGGATTTGCCATGGGCAATACCTGTACAGGGAATAACATCTGCCGCAACATCTGGTATAGGTATTACTCCCGTAGGTATTGTTACTGGTACTTGGGTTGTTGGATTTTTTATTGATGGAGAAGATTGCCAACAACCTGTAATAATGGGTACTATTGCGGGAAAACCAAAATCTAATAGTGAAACTAATAAAACGTTACTACAACAAACAGAAAAAAATACCTTTAAAGATTCTTCAGGCAATCAAGTTTTTAATGAAAAAGGTGAACCTGTAAAGTATAATACGAATACAGAAAATCCAAAAACATTATTGGCCCCTCTAACAGCAGAAGATGTGGATAAGTTATTGGGGGCATTATCTAATAAACTTTCGGGAAAAACATACTCTTTAGTGGGACAAAATGGAGAATTGGGGGCATACCAATTCTCCGCAGAAACTCTAATTAATCTGGGATACTTAAAAAGACCTACCGAGGGTAAACTTTATATTTCAGATTTGGATAATTCAGATTTGTGGACAGGTAAGGATGGCGCAAAATCCAAGGAAGTCTTTCTTAAAAATGTGACCTTGCAGGATCAGGTTGCCTTGAAATCTTTAACAGAAAATTATAATTCTTTAATTCGATTAGGAAAAATTTCTGAGGTAGAGGATAAAGCTATTGTCGCGGGATTACTTGCAGCATCACACGTGGATGGAGTAACAAATTCTGATAAATTAGATAAACAACAAACGGATGGATCCAAGTTAAAAGAATATTTTGTTTTAGGTAATTCTATTTTTGGGGGTACTGATGTAGATGTTGATATTGTTATTAAGTTATTAGATTCATATATTTCAGACAAATATGTTACAAACTATTTTTCTGAAATAAACAATACTGAGCTGGCAAAAATTCAAGGATTTATTGACCCCAACAAACAATATCCTAGGCCAGAATATGCAAACAAAACAGATTTAAATAAACTTGCTGTAAGTGATGGTGATCATATTATTTTCAAACTTAAAGAAAATAATAGGATATCTAATATTCCTGTTGCTGGCGGCAAACCGTGGAATGAACCCGATACTGCATACGGTGGAGAATATCCATATAATCAAGTTATAGAAACAGAAGCAGGGCACGTAATAGAATTAGATAGTACTCCGGGTGCAGAAAGAATACAGGTATTCCATAAAACTGGAAGTTACATAGAAATAGACGTAAATGGTAGTATGGTTAGAAAAGTTATCGGTGATAACTATGAAGTTATAGATAGAAACAATCTTGTTTATGTTAAAGGCGCACAACAATTAACAGTAGACGGCAAAACTAGTATTCTTGTTAGAGACGATGCTGTTATTGATGTAGAAGGTAATTTAACTTTAACAAGTCACGGAGACAGTATAATACAAACAGCAGGTACCGCCGGAATAGTTGCAGAGACTGCAATCGTGTCCGCAAAAAATGGCCTGGACATCATTTCTGAAGGATCAATTAATATTCAAGGTAGCGAAATTAATATGAGGTCTAGCGGAGCAACTAACATAAAGGCCGGATCTGATTTATCATTACAAAGCGGACAAGCATCTAGTATCAGCTTAAAAGGCGGGCTATCTATAGCATTGGATGCTGCAGTTATTAAAACAAAGATGGGAGCAAATTCTATAAAGAATATTATTCTATCTCTATTGAATTTGCCTGAAAGAAAATCTCCGAATAAAGAACAATTACCTTTATTGGAAAGAAGAACTTATACAGAATCTACATTCCTTGCAGATTCGCTAGAACCAGATTCTGCAGATTATTCCAAATCGCGTACATTATTGGGTCAAGCAAATAATAAGATAGAACCTGCAGTTAAAGATGATGGTAAAATAAATGCACCAACTACAAAAAATGTGGCACAAGCTGCAGAACTCGCTGCATTAGGAAACTTTACAACATTCCCTAGATCATATAAGTTATCTAAATACTTTACTATTAACGACATGTTAAAACATGGAAATTATCTTGTTGCCCAAAAAGGATTAAGTGAGCAGGAAATAGTATTAAATTTAAAAAATCTTGCAGTAAATTGTCTAGACCCAATCAAAGAAAAATATAAAGATACGTTTATATCTAGCGGATTTAGAATTGATGGTAGAGTAAGAGATGAAAAAGATCATGGCAAAGGATGTGCAGTAGATTTAGTATTTACAAAAACTTCTGTACAAGAATATAAAGATATTGCAGCTTGGATATATGCTAATGTGCCATTCAAACAAATTTTATTAGAATATGAATTTAGAAATGGTGCGCAAAATCCAGTAGGATGGATACATATTTCATTAGAAATATCTGGTTCAGGGAATACTTCAAAATCAGCAATGGCAACCGGAACATTAAAAAATCATGTTACGGCATATTCAAATCAATTCGTAAATTTAGCATAATAAATATAATATGCCTACAGTAAATACAAACAGAAAATTTAGAGATATAGACCTTAGTTTTAGGATTAATCCTTTTACTAAAGACTTATATACAAAAACAGATGAAGAAGCGGTAAAAACTGCTTTAAAGAATCTTATACTAACGAAAAACTTTGAAAGAAAGTTTCATCCGGAAATAGGTACACAAGTACAAAGCCTGTTATTTGAAAATAATTCTCCAGCTGTACTTATTGCTATGGATAGAACTATCAGGGAATCTATTGAAAGATTTGAGCCAAGGGTTAGAATTGTGGATTTACAAATTAATGAAACACAGGATCCCAATGAATTATTGGTATATTTAGTTTTTTCATTTAAAAATGTAGACAATCCTATAACACTAACAACAACACTAACTAGGGTAAGATAAATGTCAAACTATAGAATAACAGAATTAGATTTTGATAATATCAAAACAAACTTAAAACGATTCTTATCTAATTATCGAGATGGCAACAATGATTTAGTTTTTTCTGACTATGACTTTGATGCATCTGGTCTGTCAGTGTTATTAGATTTGCTTGCATATAATACTCATTATAATGCATACTTAGCAAATATGGTCGCCAATGAAATGTTTTTAGATTCTGCAGTTAAAAGACAATCTACAGTATCACTGGCAAAGCATCTTGGATATACGCCATTATCTGTAAGAAGCGCTAAAGCAAAGATTAGTTTTACCGTAAAAAATGTCCCAAATAGCCCAGGCAGTCTAACATTAGGAAGATACACCCCATTTACTACGGAAATTAATGGACAAAGCTATACATTTTTAAATCTAAATTCAATCATTATTAAGCCTGAAGGACAGGAATATGTTTTTAATGATGTAGAAATTGTAGAGGGCGAGTATTTAACTTATTCCTATAGAGTAGAGTTATCCGGCCCAAGTCAAAAATATTCTATACCAAATAAAAATGTAGATACGTCTACAATTAAAGTAACTGTCAGAAACTCGTTACAGGATACAACAACCGCAACATTTACTTTAGCAACAGATTTTGCTGCACTAAATTCTCAATCTCAGGTTTATTTCCTACAAGAAAATGCATCTGGGTTTTATGAAATATATTTTGGTAGCGGTAGTATAGGGAAATCTCCGGTGCCGGGAAATATTGTTCTTATAGAATATTTAATTAGTAATGGCCCTATTTGTAATGTATCTTCTAATATAGATCAGTATTTTACATTAGGATCATCTGTAGGCGGAGGAGTTGTAGATACTGCAATATTAGCATCTTCGAATTCTACAGGTGGAGAATTCGAAGATAGTATAGAAGAAATTAAATTCAAGGCTCCTAGATTTTTATCATCATATAATAGAGCAGTTACTGCCGACGATTATAAATCATTAATTGAAACTAATTATCCATTAGTTGAATCTGTTTCTGTTTGGGGAGGGGAAACAAATGATCCTCCCAAATATGGTAAAGTTATGATTTCTCTAAAACCTTATCTAGGATATACGATTAATACAGAAACAAAATCAAGAATTGAAAACGACATTCTGAGTAATAGAAAAATGTTAACAACTATTCCTGAGTTTGTGGATCCCGATTATCTTTATGTTTCTATAAATTGCACTGCAAAATTTAATCCAAATGGTACAAATAGAACAACAACAGATTTACAGAATGGAATTACCGGAACTATTCAAAAATACTTTGCTTTAGATTTGCAGAAATTTAATAAATCTTTCATATATTCTAAACTTTCCAATCTAATAGATAAAACGGATACTTCTATCGTAGGCAATTCTTCTGTTATTACCCTACAAAAAAGAATTACAATTCCTACAAATATACAAACAGGATATTCTATAAAATTTGCAAATAGTTTAACATCTGGTACTTTAAAATCTACAGCATTTGAATACTTATATAATGGTAGTATATTGACTGTTTATATGCAGGATGATTTGACAAAGAGTAGCGATGGTGTTGTTTCCTTATATGATTTTTATACTAATGCTGTAATATATCAAAACATAGGTAATATAAATTATAAAACCGGTTTACTTACAATACCAAAAATAAATGTTTTTGGATATTTACAAAATGCAACAGATATTAGAATTTCATCTAAACCTACAGAATTTGATATTAATTCATCCAGAGATACAATTTTAATATTAGATGATACTAAAGTTGATTCTTTATCTGGTAGAAATTCCGGATTAACTATTCTTGTACTAGAGAGTATATAAAATGCTTCAAACTAAGGCATTGGGTCCATTAAAAATAGACGGTATAACCGGCGTCTGCCAAGTTGAGAAATTTCTCAGAGGGTGGTTTTATCCTTTATTTGTTACTAAAGAAGAAGCTATAGAATCGGATATACAATCTGGCGGTAAAGGTATTTTTGTTACTTTAGTTTTCTTAGGTAAACTGGGCGAATTTTATATGCCCGATAGTAATAAAAATCTTGCAAAAGATATAGATCCTATAATTTATACAAATCATGAAGATGATGGTGCAGAAAATTCATTTTCAAGAATAAAAGATAGGATATCGGAATTGATTGTTAGTCAATCTCCGGACTATGTTGTAGATCAATATCCTCAATTCTTAGTGTTTCTAAAAGCGTATTATCAATTTTTAGAACAAAATCGCGGCGCTCAAGAAGTAATACAAAATATAAACGTATACTCTGATATAGATACCACATCCGAAGAATTGGTAGAAAAATTCTTTAAAACATATGCATATGACATAGAACAATCTGAAAATATTGATAATCAATTTTTAATTAAAAATATTAGAGAAATTTATAAAAGAAAAGGTACGGAATCTGCATACAAAATTCTTTTTAATATTTTCTTTAATGAGACAATAGAATTCTTTTATCCTTATACATTAGTACTTAAACCATCATCTGGCAAATTAATTACGCCAGTTATACTTAGAGTCAAAGAGAGTCAAGATTCTTCAAAAATTTATGATTTTGAAAATACAGAAATTACAGGTAGCCAATCTAAAGCTAAGGCCACGGTAAATAAAGTTATTAGGTATAATATAGAAAATTATGTTGTTTACGAATTATATTTAAATAATAATAGTATATCGGGTACATTCTTACCCGAAGAAGAAATAACTGCGGATAAAGCGATATTGATAAACGGCTCACCCGAAACTTATATTGTTCGAGGACAGTTGTTTTCTATATTAAAAAGAATAAAACCAAAAAATGCAGAATTGGGGTATGCTGTAGGTTCGGATTTAAAAATACAAGATTCTTATGGAATTTCAGGAAAAGCAAAAATTAAATCTGTAGATCATTACGGCAGAATTAAATCTGTTGAGGTTGTTAATTCTGGTATCAATTATTCTAGCAATGTTAAAGTTACCGCAAATGAGCCTACAGAAAGTATTGCAGGTAAATATAGTGTTATAAACGGTATTGTTACTGTAAAATTTGATTTTATTCATGAAATTCCCGTGGGTAAGCAAATAACGGTTAAGTATAGTAATGTATATAATAGATTGCATAACTATACACATTTCGCAAATATAATTACTACACCAGATAAACGAACAATTAAATTTAGATATCCGGGTCTATAATGGCAACATTTCAAGTATTAGCAAACCCTCTTGCAATAAATGAGGGATCAAATGTAACATTTACCTTACTAGGTACTAATGTTTCTCCGGGTATATCTGTATCGTATACTTTAGTTGGTTCCGGTATTACTCAAGACGATTTTGTATTGGGTAATATTCGAGGCACGGTTGTAATGAGTGCAGCAGGTGCACCCTATTCTTCAGCGGCAAATATTACGTTTAGAGCAGATCAAGATTATTTAACTGAAGGTACAGAATCAATCGGTTTAGTATTATCTGCATTATATCCATTCAATGTGGAGGTGAATCAAAGCGCAATTATACTAGATTCATCCATACAAAGTTCTCCTAGTTATTCGTTAACATCTAATATAACTTCTGTAACCGAGGGT